CAATGGAACTTCAGATTAATGGAAGAGGCTGTACATTCCTCTTCCTTAATCTTTCTTACCATGACTTACGAAGTTCCCCCTTATTCAAAAAATGGATTTCAAACATTAGATAGGAAAGTATTCCCCTCTTTTATGAAACGCTTACGCAAAAATTTGGATATAAAGACTAAATATTATGCAGTTGGCGAATATGGTGGTATAACTTATCGTCCCCATTATCATGCAATATGTTTTAATCTAAACAAAAATCATGGCGAAGCAATTCAGAATGCATGGAACTATAACAAAAAAGGTAATTATGTTCCAGGCCACATACATATAGACGTCGGAAATGATGCTACTATAAAATATGTTACTAAATATCTAATGAAAGGTAAATTCTCTACCATTGGTAAAGGAGAATATTTTGATGATCAAACGGGTGAAATAGTACAAGATGATAGGATAAAAGAATTTTCCCTTATGTCTAAAGGCATGGGATTAAAATTTCTTACTCCACAAATGACAAAGTACATTAAACAACATTTAGAAAGTTCCGTTAAAATACATGGCGCCCACTTATCAATTCCCCGTTATTACAAAGACAAAGTATTTACCGAAGCAGAAAAAAAGGTAATATCCCTAAAACATGAAATTATGAGAATGGAGAACCAAATGACTGCTACTGAATGGGAGAACTATCGAACTGTTATCAATTACAAACACAAACAAGCAATATTTAACAAACGAACTAAAATTTAAAATCATGTCAAAATTTAGAACACAATTCAAAGAACTTACACCTTCGAAAGGTGAAATACCTAAAGGCTTATCTTTAACAATTCCTGACCAAACATTGCCTTTAAAACAAATAATTAAAAACCACGTTCGTGGTTTACCTACTAAAGTCACAAACTTAAAAGGTTCATACTTTAATACTTACATCCCTCCAATAAATGACCTTAACGATATTACTGACTTTAAAAACGCAAATGCTGCTATACAATTAGACTTGGAACAAGCGATAAAAGAGGCTAAAGAAGAACAAGCCCAAATACAAAAAGAAGCAGCAAAAAAAGCAAAGGAAGATAATAACCCTTTGCCAAAGGAGTGAGAGTTTGAGAGAGAACCATCGGGGCAACCCCCGTTGGTTCTTTCTCAATACATACTACAATACAAAAATAAGCCCCCAATATAGGGGGCTTTCTTATTATACAAAAAAATCCCCCCCTCCTGAAAGGAGGGGGGCGGGGGGTGGTGCGCGCTTGCGCGCAATATCAAAAAAAAAATGAGCGAAGCGAATGCAAAAAAAAGAGGCCCAAAAGGCGAACGTTCATACAAACGAAACACAGTGGAGTGTGTTATAAAGAGAGACGAAAAGGGCCTCGAATGTGACGAATGTCACAAAGCACTAAGTAATCCCTTGACAACTTAGTGCTAATTGACACTTTAACATTAATTTAATAGTGTCAAACAAAAAAAATAGTATATTTATATTATTAAATAACTTAAAAAAAACATTATGAGTGAAAACGAAATTCATGGTATTCATCCGAGATATTCGGAACACCAACAAAACAAAAAAACTGCAAAACAATATGCTAAAGACTATATTGAAATGCACGGTCCTATTCGTAAACCAAAAAGTGATGAACAAAAAGAAATTGAGGACCAAAAAGTACATCAAGCAACAATATCTCTTGCGCTTGAAATAGAAAAAAACTTCAAACTATATTCCTACCGGATTATATCTAAAGAAGTTTTTATCACTCTTACCCAAACATTAATTGACGAATACAAGCAAATATGTTCGGCGGATTAGTTGGCGGATTAATTGGCGGTATAAGTAACGCTATAATCCAGCGAAGACAAAACAAACAAGCTAATAAACTTGAATTAGAAAATTGGCATCGGCAAAACGCCTATAATGACCCGCAAGAACAAATGCGGCGATTAAAGGAAGCGGGCCTTAATCCAAATTTAGTTTATGGCGGTTCACCTGGTCAAGTATCAGGTTCAGCCGACTCAATAGGAGTTCATAAAACTGAAAAACCTAATATCGAGTTTCCAAACTTGCTACAAAACAATATCATGCGGGCACAATTAAATAATACACGTGCTCAAACTGACAATCTTGGTATGCAATCCGAAGTAATTGCTCAAGATGCCGCATTGCGTGCTGCTCAAACAGTAGAAACATTAGCAAGAGTAAGAAAAACAAATTTAGAAAATAGACAATTTGCTGCCTTGCTACAAACTTCTATTGACGCTGCAAAATTCAATCTTGAAAAATCAAAAACCGATAACGTATTAAATATAGGTCGTTTCGGAATTGAAAAAACTAAGCTTGAAATGGAACAAACAAAGTTACCGGTAGAACTAGAAAAAATGGCCGAAGAAATAAAAAGTATTAAGGCTACTACAACCGGTACTGATTTAACCAACCAATTAAAAACTATGGAGAATGAACTTGCAAAATTAGGCATATATCCTAATTCACCGTATTGGTCTAAAATAATGTCTCGTGCCGGTATCGATATCCATAAATGGTTACAAAAAAATCGGCCAAATTTCTTCAAATTTTAAAAATCATAAACAATGAGAGACAACATTTTTAACCAAACACAAATTGATAGAGTTCCCTCGAACACGTTCGACCTATCACACCAAAGAAAATTTTCATGTAAAATGGGCGAACTTGTCCCAATCCTTGTACAAGAAGTATTGCCCAATGACACTTGGAATATGTCAACGTCCCAAATGGTGCGCTTTGCCCCAATGATTGCCCCCATAATGCATAACATACAAGTGTATACACATTTCTTCTTTGTACCTAATCGACTAACTTGGTCAAATTGGGAAGATTTTATAACCGGTGGTGAGGATGGATTAGCAGAGCCCGCACATCCTTACTTCGACATTGACTTATCTACTTTACCTATCGGATCATTAGCGGATTATATGGGCTTACCTATATCAACTATGGGTGAAAGTGCAAGCAGTACTATTAACGCTATACCATTTAGCGCGATATCGCTCATATTAAACGAGTATTACCGTGACCAAAATTTAATTACTGCTATACCTTATAAGTTAGTAGACGGTTTAAATAACGCCGAGCCATTATACAATGTGGCTACTTTACCCTCATTACCAACGCGAGCTTGGCAACACGACTACTTTACTAGCGCTTTACCATTTACACAAAAAGGACCCGAAGTAACTATTCCTCTTGGAACTGAAGCCGATATTGAATTCCGACCTAACGCGGGCGGTGTTGGTACACGATTCACCGATTTAACTGGTGGAGATTTTGGCGCAAATAGTGAAATTGAAGTGGACTTGGATTCTGGCGCAAGACGTGCAAAAGGTACTGCGTCTAACGAGTTCGGATTATGGGATATTTCACCTGACCACTTTGTAAATTTATCTACTGCAACTGCTGCTGGTATAATAGATTTAAGACGAGCTTTTAAATTACAAGAATGGTTAGAACTAAATGCTCGTGCCGGATCTCGTTATATCGAAAGTAACTTTGCACATTGGAACGCTCGTAGAAATGACGCAAGACTACAAAGACCTGAATTCCTTGGCGGTGCTACTTCACCGGTTAAAATCAGCGAAGTATTACAAACTTCTGACGCGGCCGCCGAAGATACTCCGCAAGGAAACATGGCCGGACATGGTATATCAGTAGGTGCAAACAATACGATATCTTATAACGCTACTGAACATGGTTTTATAATTGGCCTTATGAGTGTTCGGCCTGATACCGGTTACTGTCAAGGTATTCCTCGTCAATGGTCAAGATTTGATAAATTTGACTACGCATGGCCAAAATTTGCAGAAATTGGAGAACAAGCAATCCTAAATAAAGAGCTATATATTTCAGCTGACCAAGAACTAAACGAGGATGTATTCGGCTATATTCCCCGATATGCTGAATACAAATATATTCCTACTACTGTACATGGTGAATTCAGAACTTCTCTAGACATTTGGCATTTAGTGCGCAAATTTGATTCTACTCCCGTACTTAATCAATCATTCATAGATTGTGTACCTGATAGCGAAAGAATTTTCGCTGTAACTGATGCAGAACAATTATACGTACAAATGCAACATACAATCAGATGTAAACGAATGTTACCTTATTTTGGAAATCCTAAAAATATATAAAATGGAATTATTAGAAAGTAACGAAATATCTATAGATGAATTTATTGATTTCGCTATATGGTATAAAAAATATTATAATAACGAAGCATCAATATCTGAAGTAACTAAACATTATTATTCACTTTTAAAATTAATATCATGAAATACAAAAAATCATTTAAGAGACAAAAATCGAAAGATTACAAAATGAATTCCTATAGAATTGCTCGCGGTGGACTACGATTATAGTAAGCTTATGATTTGTATAAATCCAATCACTTTAAAGAAGCAAGAACAAACAGTTTCTTGCGGGAAGTGCTTTGTATGCTTACAAAGACGTA